TATTTTTTATATTTTTATATTTTTATAATTTTTAGTATTTATCATTTGCCTTATTTAGGCACTTATTTCCGGGAGTTGGCACAATAGAAGTACAATTTTCACATATAGCAGTACCTCCCAATGGAACACATATTGCTTTATCATAATTTGGATGGTTTACACTGGGAATTTTATATTTTTCAACAATTGTATATGGTTTATGTTTTTTAGTGTAGTACTTTTTATGTTTTATATCCCAAGCCGCATTTACCCAATTTCCAGGAAGATTTTCATTACCACTATCTGTATATCCATATCCGCATTGCGCTGCTCTTGTATTTGTTCCCTTTGTATAAGGCCGACACCAATTACATACCGTTCCAGATTTAGTTGCGCTTTGACAAGTCAATATACCAGGACATGTTGTACATTTAGTCATAGGTTGAAATACGCCTTTTTTAGGAACAAAATATATTACAATACAATATATAATAACTAATATAGCGGCAATGCAAATAAATGCAATAATTAAATTTTTGCACTTATGTGGTTTCTTTGCATCAGCATCAGCATCAGCATCAGCATAGGCACCATCCACATCATCATTTAAATCATCTTTATCCCCCATTTATTATAATTTATCAATTTTTTTATTTATTATAATTTATTTATGCTTAATGTATCTAGTAATATTTATTTGTTACAATATATAATAAAAAAATATAATAGTTATATTTTTTTTTATTTTTTTTTATTTTTTTTTATTTTTTTTTATTTTTTTTTATTTTTTTTTATTTTTTTTTATTTAGTTTATCATTATTGAATTAAGTTGTAAGATTAGTAAATATAAGGTTGCCGATGCCCATGCTGATGTCTATGCTGATGCCAATGCTGATGCATATGCTAATGCCAATGCTGATGCCAATGCTGATGCATATGCTAATGCCAATGCTGATGCCCATGCTGATGTCTATGCTGATGCATATGCTAATGCCAATGCTGATGCCAATGCTGATGCCAATGCTGATGCCAATGCTGATGCCAATTTATATATTATATCAAATATCAGTTGTGCTGATTAGGCGGCTTAGTTCTTCCAGTCCAGTTTCGAAATGGATTTATAAAAGAATCAGCCGATACCGTCTGGCATGCCTTTTTCATTAAAACACTCACATTGAGTATAATTATAATTGCAAATAAAATATATGTAACAATATAACTAATCATTGCATTTCTTGCAACTTTTGCAATTGAGCCCGAGCTCTTTATTGTTAAATTTAACTCATTTACACCTTTTTCAATTTTTTTAATTCGTTGCGTATCCGTATCATTTGGGTCTACGGTACTATATTTTTGTAACTCATCTGCAGTATAGCCATGTCTGGCATAATGCGCGCCATCATATAACATTTTTTTATAGCTGCTCAATGATGATGCTGGCGCAGATGCTGGCACAGATGCTGGCGAAGATGCTAGCACAGATGATGACACAGATGCTGGCACAGATACTTTAGAAGATGATTCACCTGGAATACCAAAATCTAGCTGCTGCTGTGCTGGAATAATATCCGACATTATAGTTATTATATTTTATTTTTTAAATATATTTAAAAAAAATTAAAAAAAATAATATATATTTTAATTATATTCATTTTGTAGCATTATGCATTTTGCAATCATCTAAAAGCTTTTGTAAGCCATTATATTTAGATGCATCAGAAATCACCCCAAGTAGTATAGCTATGCCGGCAGGTGGGATGGATGTAAGCCGGTCTGATGGCTCAAGCGAAAGACTACTTCGTAAGACCGTAATTAATCTATCATCCGCAGATTCAACTTCTAGGTCAAAGCATCCACTATCGAGTGCAAATAAAATTGCGCCGATAATTATTAAAAGTTCGCAGCTCTCATCAAGTTGGCATATATCGCGATTAGATTGCAATTCAATGCACAGAATTGCATATTGTTTTCTTTGTAAATCCAAGTTCCATTTAAAAAATATCTTATCAAGCTCGTATGGATATGCAATACCACTTGTCCCAATTCTAATAAATAGCATTGTCAATAGCCAGCTCTCACTCCCCCATTTGCATAGGGAGATTTCTACAAAATCATTAATAGGCGCATCTGATTCAGTAGTCATCACATCAAATACGGATAATAGCACATCTTTTTGATGTGGCGTGATGTCACTTATTTTATAATATGTGTTGGATACACTTACCAAAGAATATGCAAACTGAGAAATTACTCTAAGGAGTATATTTGACTCAGATAAACGAGTGCACTCATCTTGGGCACTAGCGAGCTCATCTTGGGCACTAGCAAGCTCATTATTTACTCTGTCAAAATTTATCAACATTTTATAAAGTTATTTATTTATCAAATATAGTTTTTTTATACAAAATATATTCAATAAAAAGGGTGCAAACTTGTACGATTGCTCCAATTATCTCTATTTGAGAAATATTCTGGCTCAGTTACTTTACATGTCGCTTTTGTTAAAATATTTATATTAAGTGATAATATAATCAAAAATAAAACAAGTATAATAACATAACTAAAAATTGTATTTTTAGTCAAACTTAAAAATGAATTTGATGATTTTACAGTTAAACTTAAAGCAGCAACATCTTTTTTAATTTGTTTAATAGTATTTGAGTCTGTATCAGTTTCAGTTTCGGTTTCTTCTAAAACAGCTTTACTATAATCTTCTTTATTATATCCATTTTTGAGATAATATAACCAATTTAAGAATTTTTTATTTGTATTTGGGGGTGTTTTGCTTAAAGAAGAATTTCCCATATTATATATAATTAAAAAAATAAATTTATTCATAAAAAAATATTTATTTTTCTTTGCAAATTGATTTATGATATTGCAAATTTTTGCGTTGACATTTTTTAACATAAATTATATTTAACCCATAGCCATATTTGAATATAAAAATAATATACAAAAACTGCATTAATGGGAAATATAATGTCAACCAAGCCTAAAGCTGAAGCTAGAGCCGAAGTTAGAGCCGAAGTTAGAGCCGAAGTTAGAGCCGAGTCTAGAGCTGAAGCTAGAGTTGATTCTGAAGACAACTCTGAAGATGAATCTGAAGCTATAGCCAACTCTGAAGATGAATCTGAAGATGAATCTGAAGATGAATATATGCTAAAATATTCATCAAAAGAATATCAGATTTTTCATTATTGCTCAGATACTTGTAAAGATGAGCATTCAAAGACAAAATGTTATTGTGGTAATAAAATAGCATCTGACTCAGATAGCAGGGAGTATGGCCTATGTGAAGAGCATGCTGATGATGTATAAATCTCTGATGTATAAATCTCTGAAGTATAAATCTCCGAGATTTAAATTGCCAAAGTATAAAAAAAGTATGTCAAAAATATATTAACTGCTGTATATCAAATATAATACTTTTTTTTTAAATGTGCAAAGATGTAAAAAATGTGCAAAGATGTAAAAAATGTGCAAAGATGTAAAAAATGTGCAAAGATGTAAAAAAATGTGCAAAGATGTAAAAAAATACAAGACCACAATTTAATTAAAAATAGGAGGCATTAACATATCATCAGCAAAAAGTTTCTGATAATCACCCTCGCTACATTTTTGATAATGGTAATGTTCTGAATAATTATCATAATATCGATGTAGTCCAGATTGGCAACGTTTGTCCGCATCAACTTCTATAAAAGAAAGCGCCACAGAACTGATCTGATACATAAATACATTATCTTGCATAGAAGTGTCTTCATCATTTTCACCAAATGTATTAAACATCATATCATAATCTATTCGCGCCGACTCATTGCTCCCTAAAAAAGTATATACAAACTCAAGTATGTCTGGTTCTTGTTCTGTTGTAACGATAAGCAATACAAGAAAAGTTAGGGCACCACGTGTAATTAACGGGTTTTTTGTCTGTAAAAATTCTTTTTTTATACCAGGCCCAAATTTAGTTATTATAGGGTCTATTTCTATAGATTCTGTATCGCGTTCTTGAATAAATTCTGTATCACGTTCTTGAATAAATTCTGTATCACGTTCTTGAATAAATTCTGTAGCATCAAATTCTCGAATAAATACCAATGGACTTGCAAACCTCACAGATAATGGCTTACTGCGAGGGTTGCTCATTTTTTACCTCTATTTATAAAACTATCAAATATAATCATCTTATATATTTGATAGATAAAAAAATAATAATAAAACAATCAGCCTAATATCATGGGAGCTTTTTTCGGCGTATCATATAGCAACATGGATTTAAACGCTGATTCAGACCGAGATTCAGACCGCGATTCAGACCGCGATTCAGACTGCGATTCAGACAGCGATTCAGACCGAGATTCAGACCGCGATTTAAACGCTGATTTAAACTGCGATTCAGACCACAATTATACTAGATGTCTTTATATGGATTTCAACAGTGATGACACAGATATTTGTGATACTTGTGGCAAACCACGATCAATAACTCGCGGAGAATGTACCACGATGATGACGTGTAGATCTTGTAAGGGTGAATTTAAAAAGGATGAACTTTTGATGAGCTGTTGGGGCGGAGGCTATTGTAATACTTGCATAGAAGAATCTCGTTGAAAATTATAGCTCAGATAATTTATCATTTTCTGCTTTATTTGATTCTAATATGGTACTCAATCCCAATTTTGCAATTTTAAGTATATGTAGGCTATTATTTTCGTACATCATCGGAATAGACGATATTGATTCATCTATTGAGACCCGATATCCAATTGGCACCCATTCAGGATAATTAACCCTCCGCTTCATTTCTTTACAGGTTTTTACAATATCATTGATAATCTCTCTAAGGGCAATTTCTAATGGCTTCATTCTCCATGTTTCATTTGGCTCATAAGTCATTACTTTGTCTTTTTTACATAAATATATATTTCGATTTTCAGGATCTAAATATCGATTTTCCGTAATTTCAATTAACACTGAAGATAATAATTCATTGCTTTTTTCATTTTTATTATCATATCTTTCATTTTGGGCTAATTTAGAATATTGTTGCGCTGCAGTATTTTCTTTTAGAAATGAATTTAATATAGTGCATTCTTTAACCCTATCTTGACCATATGGAATCATAATATTATTGACATGGTAATTATTAATAATTGTATTATTTTGATTTCCATTAATTGTGGTTTGTTTCGAAACTGCTTTCTGTATTAATTGGGTTTCTAATTTAGCCTTTAATTCATTTACAGTCTCTTTTAATTCTGCAATTTCTGTATATACTCTTGCAGTTGCATCCTCTTCATTTTTTTTATTCTTTATGATTTGACATGTATTTTCAATATGGATGCGTAGCATCTGATTTGAACTAAAATTATGATTACACGAAGTACAAGTAAATCTACTGGATTTAGATGGATTTATTATAATACATGGAGTTTTTTTATTTATATGTTTTTTTAATCCATAATTAGTCGTAAATTCCTTTTTACATTGATTACAGATAAATTTAACCATATTTAATAGAATATTATACTTTTTATTACAACAATTTAAACTTTTTATTTATTTATTATATGTATATTAATGCGTATATTCAATATATTAACATAATCACAATATGTATAAATATAGTAGTAAATAAAAAGTTTAATTAAAATATATATGTAAAAATTCTAAAAATAAAAATTTGAGATTTGAAAAAAAAAATTATAGAAAAAATAAAATATTATATGGCCTAATGAGTTTCAAATTTTTTAAGATAATTAATTTAATATTTTTTGCTTTATAGCATTTTAACATATTTATCATATATTAAAAATATAATACAATATATAATATAGTTAAGAAAAATTCTAATAAAAATCTTAATGCAATCAAATAATATTACCAACATGAATACGTGTGAAAAATGCTGGCGTTTATTTGATTGTAAAGGTTCTTTAAAAAAGCATATGAATAGAAAAATACCATGTATTTTACCAAATCAATCTAAGACAAGCAGGTTTAATTGTAATGAATGCAATCATAGTTTTACAACAAATCAAAGTTTAACACATCATATTAAAAATACTTGTCAAATTATTAAAAATAAAGAAAAAAAAGATATTGAAAATGCTACAATGCAGACCCAAATAGACAATTTAACAAATACTGTAAATGAATTAAAATTAGCATTAAATGCACAAAAGACTGAAATTATATATGTCCCAAAAATTATAGAAAATACAGATATTACTACAGGAATTGTATATTTAATTCAGCCTGAAGAATTATTGAAAACAAATAGATATAAAATTGGATGCTCTACTAAAAGTGGCCTATCTCGTATATACGCATATAAAAAAAATTCAAGATATTTATATATTGCAGAATGTATAAATCCATCTATATTAGAGACAAATATCAAAAATGCATTTAATCATAAATATACCCTCATTGCAGGCAAAGAGTATTTTGAAGGCGATGAAAAAAATATAGTTAATGATTTTATCAAAATGGTTAGTGATTATAATAATGAAACATATGATACCAATATTGTTGCCTCTAATATAGCCAATATTGATATACCCAACATTGATATACTCAGTATTGATATACTTAATAATGATATTTTAGATGCAACTAAAGTATAAATATCCATAAATTTTATTTTTTTATCTGAATCAAAAAAGAACAATAATTAAGTCATATTTGAATGTATAAATTATTTATACAAAAATGGGGCTATTTGGTTCAAAGATTGCACCAACAAATGATAATGCCTTTTTGGCAATTTTGGAAAAATTTTCCAAAGATGGCGACCATGATGTTTTAATCTGCGATGCCATAGAGTACTTTAAGGACAAAAAGTACCCAACAGCGGATAGTTTTGACCCAAAAACATTGGAATGGTGCCAATATGGCTTTGAGTTTGCCCCAACAGCAAAAGAAGCTAGAGAATTAAAGGCTCTTATTGCTCAAAATCCGGATGTATTGGATATTGGGTCTGGGGCATTTGGCCTGCTCGGATTTTTTATGCTGTGTTTTGGTGCGCAGTCGTATACCGCGATCGATATTGACCGCACCAATATTTCAAATAGTAAGTATTTTTTGACACGAGTGCGATCATATTTTCCCACCAGTCAAAATACTCGCATGCGCATATTCCTTGGCAAACAAGATAGCTGGGACTTATCGTCTTTAAATGGACAACAAATGCTCAAGGGGGCATTGCAGCGCGATTGCATTAGCATGGTGATTTGTAGAAATGTATTTCACCACGCGAAGCCAGAATTTGCAATAGAGGTGCTTTCATTTATTACGGAGTTAAAGCGCATCATGAAGAAAAAAAGCATTGCTGTGTATATAGTGGTAGACCACACAATTCAGGAGCATACTTTGTTCAAACAAACATATACCATACGAAAACAGATAGCTGATTTGATTAGACGTAGTTTCCTTCCCCCAGAGTGTAGTGGTTATATAACCACATATGTTTTAAAGTCTTATACTTCATCGGATGAATGTACTTCAAATGGATTTTATTCAATGACTACTGCGGATTGTCGATTGAATCTCGAGATGATTGGGTCATTTGCCAAGCAATGTAAAATCAGTCCTAAGAATGCAATTGAATTGACTGCCAGCATTAATAACTATGAAAGAACTAATGAAAAAGTTGCCAGCATGCAAAAGTCCGTAGCAAATATGGATGACTATTTCCCTGGTGCCATTAAAGCATTTTATCGAACTGGGATTTTGAGTCAATCCTCAATACGACAAACACTTCTATTTTTACCAGATGAAGTTGATATGAAAAATATCCTAAACCCATTCAATCCACAAGATGTAAAGGTCACATATTGTGAAGGGTCTAGACAATTAGACGTCAAGGAATTGGGGGATTATTGTATGGATGTTTTATCTGGTACAAAAGTACCACAGCGATTTGTTACAATGACTGTTGTATGCAGTATTTAAAGCCGCTAGATTAGATTTTTATTTATTAGCAGTATTCAAGATTAAATTTTATTTTTTTTATTAAATATCTTTAAAAAATAATATTTGAAAATATTGGTTAAATCACTATATATAATGGAAACCTTATATGGTCTACAAAAATATTTTAATGAGAATTATGGATATATATATCTCAGGAACCATGAATCATATGATAATTATAATGCATATAAATTAGGTAGAACAAAAAACATCCCAGAAAGAAATAGCACATATATAACTGGAGAATTTATAAGAGGACATTTTGTTCTTGTTTTAAAAATGCAAAGTCATTATGATGACTATGTAGAAAAATTATTACATAAACAATTTATAAGTTTGCGACTACAAAGAGAATTTTTTAATCGTGATATTTTAAACTTAATTAGGCCATATTTAGATAGCCAACATATTAAATATATTCCATTAGATGAGGTTGCAATTAGTGAACTAACTAGAGAATATAGATTTCAGCAATTAAAATTAAATTTAGATCTATTTCATAAATTAGAACTTATAATTATAAAAATATTTTTAAAAAAATTTTTTAGTAATTTACAGCTCAACAAAAAATCAATTGAAGAATTAAAAAGAGATGAATTGCAAGATAAATATATATCTAAAATTATACCAAAATTAGAACAAGATAACAAATGTTTTATAAAAGCACCAACCGGATTTGGAAAGACTCACATTTTCTATAAAATTATAAAATATTATCAATTTAATAAAATATTATTCTTAACTCCTAGAATATCATTAAATCATCAAATTGTTAAAGCAGAATATTCAATACATTTAAATATGAATGAATATAGTATTACACATTTTAGTGATTACAGTAGCGGCGAGCAAAAAAAAAGCGAACTATTATTGGGTATATCATCGAAAAAATTTATCATAACGAGTTGTTATCAAAGCGGCCATTTATTACTTGAGTTATGTAATGAGTTGAATTTAGTATTTGATTTAATTATTTTTGATGAGGCACATTTTATGACAAATTGGGGAATCCTTCCTCATACATGTTCTATAAAATGTAATTCTATAGAATGCAATTCAGTAAATTGCAATATATTATTGAATAGCAATATCGCCCAATATAAATTATTTGGCACCGCAACGCCTACAACCCCTATTACAACTTGCCCAGCATTATATGGAGAAATTATTGAAGAAGTCAAAATATATGAACTTATACAATTAGAAATTTTATGCAATATTGAAACAATTGTAAAAAAAGTGAGCGATGTTAAAAAAGATTATCATAATTTACCTAGTTTAATAAAAGATAATATGATTAAATACAATAAGAAAAAAGGAATTATATATGTTAATACATGTAAAAGTGCCGAGCATTTATATAAACTCATGAAATCTGATAAAACTAGTGTGCTTATTGTATATATTTATATCTCAACTGATTTTGAAGGCGCCCCATCGAGAGATAAAAATGAGTCCGAATTAGATAAATTTGGAAATGATATATCTCCATGTATTATTATATGCGTTGGCATGATAAGTTATGGCTATAGTCATTGGCTTGTTGATTTAGTATGCCTGGGCGACCCCAGGCAATCAGAAATAGACCTTCGGCAAATTATTGGGCGCGGTTTAAGATGGGATAAAATATTATACCCAAATAAAGTGCTTCATATATTATTACCTGTATATAGAGATGAATTTACTAAAGGTCAAAAAATAATTGAAGATAGTTTGCCTCGTGATGGCAGCGGCCGAAAAAGCAGCGGCAATCGTGGCGGTAGTGGCGGCAGTCAACATCTAGACCCCATTGGAAATGAGCACTTAAAAAAATATTTAGATTATATTATTGGCGAATGCGGGCAAGAAATTATTTATAAAGATGGGCATGTTACGATTGCGGCAAAAAAACCAAAAGGAGAATTAATGGAAGGCCAACAATATAATGGAGATGAAATTCCTACTGAAATTTTAGATGCATATTGCACAACTGGATATAATAAATTTGCTAAATTTAAAGAGTTTTTAATATTAAATAATGTATATGATGAGCCATCATATAATGAATTAAAGGAATGCGCTCATTGGATGCCAAATTTATGTGATATTAAAAGTAAATACCCTAAATTTTGTTTTCAAGAAATTCATCCGGATTCTGCACAATATTATTCAAGTAAAGAAGAAGCCGAGGCCGCAATTGAAATGGCAAAAAAAGAAAATTTTGCAAAATTTGCAAAGATGATTATAAGCGATATTATCACATATTTAAATTCAATTAATGAAATAAAAATTCCAAATAATTATAAATTATATTATCCAAGTTCTATTGCCTAGAATATTTCAAATAATATTTCAAATAATGGTATTTATACATGCTTTTTATAAATGGCAATAGAATTTATGCATCATCTAATATTTTATCTAAATTAAATCCATTTGGATTGCCATAATCATCCATAGAATTCATGAATGCGGTTTTAATTCCTTCATTAAAATTGGTTAATATTGTATTTAACCCATCATCTAATGCATCTGCATTTGTTAGCATTTCCTCCATTTGCATTTGATATTCTATTGGTGGTATTAATACATCAATTTTATTACTAAAATCTTCTTTATTAATAGACATTTGCTGAGTGCCTCTATATACTTTAGAAATTGATGATTTTATTAATTTTAAATAATTATATAATATATTTGTAGTTATTACAGTTTCATCTTTTGACTTAAAATGCAATGTACTTTCTGCAACAGAGTATCTTCCCCTTGCATGAAATAGATTACATTTACCACTTCCATTTGTAATATTCATAGTTATCGCATCTCCCTCAAAATCAAATTCATCCATATATAATATATTATTTATACTACAATAATATAATGGATATTTACCGACCTCATCACCCTCGGAAGATTTTCTTTTTCCAGATGGAAGAAATTCAATTATTTCACCTAATTTAACTCGCCTGTTAATTCTTTTATTAGATGCATTTTTTATCATTACTTCCATATATTGCATTCGCATTCTATAATTAGACTCAAGCCCTTTAATAATATCCTTTTTTCCTTCTTCTAATTCAATAATATTATTAATAATTTTTTCCTGATCGGCTAAACTTGGAATAGGTATTTTCATACGGTTAAAATTTTTTTGATCAAGAGATTCTTGTAAAGCTCCCCTAAAATATGTATTTTCAATATATTTTTCAATAGTTTTTAGAAAATAATATATAAATTTTACATTTATTTTATCTAAAAAATCTGATTTAATTGTTAGTTTAAATATTAAATCACTATGTGATGAATACCCATTATGATATTTTATTCTAATAAAAGATGATACACATGTTGCTATCATGTTAGATATAAAAATATTTTCACCACTATTTGTACATAAATCTTTATTTATTTTTTTATATCTATTTTTATTATCTTTAGTTATAAATACACCCTCACCATTTTCATCTTCAACCGCTTTACCACTTTGCAAAGTTCCTTTTTCTAAATCAAATATGGAGCCAAATTCAACCCATTCAAAATTAGTCATTACTGTAGATAATTCTTCAATATATCCATCTTGTAAATAGTCTTGTGCATACCATGAATTATTTACTTCTTTTTTAATATCACCTATTGTAACGGTGGTAATTTTTGTCAATTTATCGCATGCTTTATTCGCACTAAGAAAATTAATTTCTTGAGTTATTGTGCCTTTTTCAATAATAAGTGCACAGGTTTTAATTCCCGTATGTGTAAAAGTACCACTTTCAAATAATATAATATCTGTAACATTGGCGGTATTCATAAAATAAAGACGCATTTTTGATTGAGTTGATCCAAAGAACATTTCTCCATATGGCAAAATAATAATACACATTCCATTTTCTTCTAATTTATATAAATTTAATTCTAAAAATTGAATAGGTGGAGTATTACTTTTTAAAAAGTATATATCATTAAGAGAAATGCCATTATCACGAGTAGTAAACATATCAGCTTTAAAATTTTCAGCAACTTGATCAAATTTCTTTTCTGTTTGAAAAGGAGGATTTGTTAATATAAAATGATATTTTTCATTATCCACATGAGTTAAACTGCTATTGCATTGAACATTATGTGGAAATTTTTTAAGAGTTAATATTAAATTCATTAATCCATATTGAAAAGTAGATGGTTTTACATCTCCTCCAGATAATAACATTCTTTCTCCATATTGTTCCTTTAACATATTGAATCCAGTAATTAACCAACCTGCTGTGCCCATACAAGAATCATAAAATTTAATATTTTCTTCTATTTCATTAATAATTCTGTCCATTGTAGGTCTTTTATAATTACAAATTAAATGCATAACCTTTCTTGGTGTAAAATATTGCCCTAATTTAGAACCTTTTTTAACATATTTATTAATAATATGCTCATAAATTTCACCAATGGCATCTTCGTGCAATTCAAATTGTTCAACATTTAATGTAATAAATATTTCTTTTAATAAGCGTATAATTGTTGTAGAATTATTTGCCTTAATAAAATTAATTTCTGAAAATATATTTCTAGTAACTATATGAGTTGTTAAAATTTCCCCCATTTGTCTAATAATATCATATTCTTCAGAATTTCTAATATTTTCTGCACCTTGCAAAAGTAAAAAATCTAAATCAGTAATGCATTTTAAAGTTCTATCTAATGCGGTAAAATTATTTTTTGTATCGACAATAATAGTATCATCAATTTTTCCTCTATAATATTCTTTATTTAATAAATCTATTTTATTTGGTTCTTCTGTAGAAGACAAAATAGGTTGAATTAATTTAATAAATAAAAAATTCATAATATCACTTAAAGCCTCACTACCTTCAATATTTTCTTCATTATATAATATATTATGCGCCCTATCAATCTTTTCTAATATTTCTTTTTTATATTTTCTCTTAAGTGCATTATTTGCACCATCAATTTCAATAATAGTTTCATTTATTGGCAATCTTAAATATTGATAATTATTTACTGATTTTGGCGTAATTTGTTTTTTAGGTGTGACTTTTTTTGCAATTGGGATACTTTCTTTTTTTGCAATTGGCGTGGTTTTTTTTGCCTTTGTATCTGGAACGATAACAGCACCACCACCGCCACCAATTTCTTCAGGGGGTGCAATGCATGGTACTTTTTTATTCATATGATTAGTACGACCAGATTTAGACTTAAAATTTTGACCACATCTCTCACATGCAAATGACATTGTATTTATAACTATATAAGTAATTTATTCATATATTCAAATGTATTTTTAATATATGAGATTATATCACAATGCAAATCAAATTAAAAAATAATGAAGTTGTTGATATTGTGTATTAGAATTATATTGCAAATATTGAATTAATACAATTAAAGTTATTTTTTTTTGGGGTTAATTTGTGCAAAAACACCGCAATATATTCATTTTATAGGGGGTTTAATGCTATGGCGTATTTGATGCAAAAAAATATGATAGATAAATTAAAGCAAGAAAGTTAGAAAGTTAGAAGAAATATCAGAAGAGATGTCAGGGGAAAGAAGTGTTCACGTTTACACATTTAGCACCAAATTGGTGCGCACAAGTAAGGGGTTTGTGTCAAAAACTGAGGTTAAACCTATGGGTGCGTTTTCATCAGATATGAAATTAAAAGATCTCATAGTTGGCAAAAGGAATACTATTGCACCCGCCAATATAACAGATATATTGAGTGCACATAAAATATCTGAGACAAATCGATTCTATTTTGATCAATACCCAGAGACTGATGAAGATGCCCTTAAGCTAAAAATCCGGAAAATTCAAAAAGGAAAACCCGCTGATGTCTTAGTCGTATCTAGGAAATTGACACACATTTGTGAATTGGCGCCTAATACTACTTTGGGGGAATTTCTTGGAGGCTATCATTGTCTGGTGATTGCATCAGAGGAGAAGTTTATGGGTGCTATGCCAAAAGCAACAATTACCAAGTAATACTTAAAGGGTTAATAGTTCTAAATTTATCTCCTAGTTTCAGAAAACAATATAAACAGTTCTTTTTTTGCAAAAATGCTATATATTTATTTTATATGGATTTAATGCTATGGCATATTTGATACAAAAAAATACGATAGACAAATTGAAATCAGATAGAGCTAATACGTCAGTAAAATCAAGATATGTCCACAGAACTACCGTATGTGGATAGGGCAATGAAGATGAAGTCATTAAAAGTCAAACCAGGTCGCATAGTTTCAGAAAATGCACATTATACTGGGAGGGATGATTCTTTAGATAATAATATTGCATATATGTATGTGATATTTATCACAGATGATGGTAAATATGTCCACATGGATACAACAGGGGTGCAATATCCTGTTAAACACGAGTCGGTTAATGGTGAGTATACAGTAAATACTAAAGAAGGCAATATTAGACCCCGAATTTGGAATGATGAACTTGATGACGATGCCACTGCTTATTGGGAGATTACAGAATTGGATTCTGATGAATTAGAAGATGATCCCTCAAAAAATCACTTTTATAGGATTGTCTTATATAATAAAGAAAATCAAGCAGTGGATGACTGGTATATTGATTATACTAAACCAATTTATATTGAATATCAAAGATGTAGCATTAAATTTATTGAGATGCAGTATTAAATTTATTGAGTGTACTTTAATTTTGATAGCTATTTAAATACTAATGAATATGTCTTTCAGAAAACAATATAAACAGTTCTTTTTTTGCAAAAAAATAAAGTGATAAAATTAAATTACATGTTCATTTTTTAATCGATCTCTATTTGCCTCTAATATGATATTAAATTCTGGTTTTGCATCTTTAATGATTTTATTATTGCCCATTAAACTTAACATACTAACGGATGAGTTTATACTGTTTTTGTAACCAATTGGCGTGCCTTCTGGGTAATTGATCTTTCCACTAATTTCTTTGCATTTTTCAATAAAAATATCAAATTCTTTTCTTAATACACTCATTGTAGATTTTGGCAACCATTTATGACCACCTTGGTATACTTTAGCCGTGTCTTCTCTAGTCTCTGATAAATATACATTTACATTACTTATATCATCAGAAAATGAATTCTCAATTGATTCTAGGAATAATGTCTTAATTAAATTTTTTACATGTAAATTTTCAAGATTGACCTTCTCCATATACTCTAATTTATTATATTCCGAGGCTGCGGTTGAATTGTCCAAAAATGTATTTATGATACACTTCTCTTCTAATTTAGAATTATTAAATGGGGTTATATTAATTGTTATATTTTGAGTATTATTTGTTGTATTATTTGTTGTATTATTACTATTAATTGCAACATTATTATTAATAGGAGAAATTTGTACTGAATTTTTTTTCAATTCATTTACTATATTTTTTAATTCTATTATTTCACCCTGCATTATTTGAACTTCTGTTTTTTTATTTTTGATAATTGGACATATATTTATTATATGACGTCTCAAATTATGGTTTGTGGTAAAACTATGATTACATGATTCACATTTAAATGTTGTATTAATAGGATTAATAATTACACATGGCGTTTTTTTTGCCATATGCCTTTTTAGACCACCATTCGTAGTAAATGTTTTATTGCAAATAGTACAAGTATATACCATATTCTCAAAAAAGTACAGCAATATTGAGTTATTTTCTCAAAAAAGTAAAGCAATATTGAGTTATATTATTTATATACTGTACTATATGTATAATATATAAATTTTTTAATGAATTTAATGCTCAAAAAATCACTCAAAAAAGTAAACCAATCTTAAAATATTTTAAGATTAAAATTTATAAAATTTTAAAAAAAAATAATATTAGATCACATTTTATTATAATTGGTCAATTATATACATTGCTCAAAAAGTATAACAATATTGAGCAAATTTATCAAAAAAGTATAACCAATTAGACACCTATTTTTTATATATATTAATATATTTATGTAATATTAAAGTCTAGCATATATTTAAGTGTCAAAAAAGTAAATCATAAAGGTAAACCAAGTTAAAAAATCAAAATTAAAAATATCTCTAAAAAATATTTGAAAAAATAATTTTAAGAATTATATTTGATAGATAAGGTATTTAAAATACTATATTATTGAAAACAAATTGGAAAAACTCCTATTTTTTAAGTCTTTAATATTTGATTATTATAAGATAATATGTAAAATATGGCTCATCATATTAAACAATACAGAGCGGCGTTTAAATCTGATAATGAGGCCAAACAGATATTATTAGATATTGGAGCTAACTTGAGCAAAATTATCAATGTTCGGGGAAAAGACCCAAATATTCTGCAATTAGAGGAAACCAGCGTAACCCTTACAATAAATGAAAGAAAAGGTTGGCGATGCGCTCTCACACTGCATGAGGTTGAGGAAGGTTTTCAACTCAAATTAGATCTTCTCCCTGCTAATTGGGGAGAAGATTCATATTGCATTGAAGAACCGCATTTAGGCTCTGATGTTAATGGAGCCGAGGGGCTTATATTAGTTTATCGATTTTTCTTGGCAATAATTTATCATGAGATAAACCGATTTGGATTGTTTCAAGACGGACTAGCTCATCCAGATATAATTAATTTGATGCTAGATACGTCAAAGTCGATTAAGGTACAATTTGAAGAATTTGATGAACTTGAGAAATTTAACCAAGATTACGAAAACCGTGAGTTCATAAGAGATGCTTTTTCTATGTTATGCAGTGATTGCCTACAGCTAGATCTCTTTTCTAAAGAAATGGCAGAAATTCTTGACCAGATTGAAAAAAATTCACAAGATAATACTCTTGAAATGGTGGATTAAAGAATAATTCACATGAATATATTTTTTTAATTAAATATATCTCTAAAAAATATTTGAAAAAATATTTGAAAAAATATTTGAAAAAATATTTGAAAAAAGAATTATATTTGATAATAAATGCCCAAAATAAAAAAAATGTATTCATTTTTGTATACTATATTAGGGGTTGCGCTAATATCAATATATATACAAATAATGTCTCTAACTGAGAGTTTATTAGAAAATGCCGAGCAATCAAATGGTATATTTTATCAAAATATAAAAATACTATGCTATGGCATTTGTGCCATTATTACAACGGCTATGATTTGGTATTATTCCTCATATATTTGATATTTGGCATATAAATAAGCCTCATATATTTGATATAAATAAAATACTACATAAAAAAAAACGATGGCAACTCCCCCATATAGCATTTGTGTTAAAGTATCAATAAGTGGGTATGAGGCTGGCCGTAATATAGTTGATGCCATTATTAGCATATTAGCTAATTTTATTAAGGACCCAATAGTGCCTATTTACCAATCATATTCAATTTCATTTGGCAATACACATGTAGCAATAAGAGTAAAGCATGATGCTCTTATACTACAGACATACCCCCGTGGTAATAATACCACAATTATTCTTAGCGAAGAAAAGATAGGGGCCGATAATACTGAGAAAGAAGAATTGATTGTTCAATGTTTTATAGCAATTATATTTAAACGTATGGAATTATATGGTATTGTAGGTATTCCCGAGTATCTTGACTGTGAGGGAATAATTCGAGATTGTGATGCTATGACGATAAAAAATGCATATGCGGAATATGAAGAAGAACAGGCTATTGCTGCGTATATAACTCTAACTGGCGATAATTTGTCCTCCCGAGAATCTATTCTACAGAGACTTAAAGCGGTTGCGACTAACGCCCTTGATGAATTAGATTAAAATGCGGCAAATGCGGCAAATGCGGCAAATGCGGCAAATGCGGCAAATGCGGCAAATGCGGCAAATGCGTCAAATGCGTCAAATGTATAAAAAAATATACAAATATACATTTTTTCAAAATTTTCTTGGCACTTGGCTGCCAAGTCTCTTACTCGTCCTTATATCATTGGGTAACTATTATTGTGATTATATACAACAACAGTGTTTGTGTAAACGAACCGACGTAATAATTAGTTATTTTCAAATAATTAGGCATTAAGTCATATATAGTTCAAAGGAGAGCAATGGGCATCCAATACATTTCTATACCGGAGAGGTATCCCAATTAGGCATGCGCAACAAATTGGGCATTTAGTTATATAAATATGATATAAATATGGTATATAAATAATAAAAAAGCACAAAACGTGTAAATACTATATTTTTTTGTATAAATATGATATTTTTGTGTAATAGCATATTTGAATGGTATTTTTATATAACAAAAACAACCAGGCCTCATATTATTATCACAATGGCAACCATGTTTGGAGCGTACGCAATCGTATTAGACAAACTTAGTGCTCTTCTTGGAGAGCCTGAAAGTAGTGTTCTCCTCTTTGGAGGGACTGGCCAAAATCGTTCAGACGAATGCCTCAACCTTGAAACAATTATGATGGGTGGAAAATTTGAGTGTGCATTCAATCAATATGAATCTAGCATGGCTGTAATTGCAGGAGATGAGATCGGCGTTCGTTATACTATGAATAAAGCGACATTCAGAAATAGCGGCCACACGACCATCGTTAATTTTATCATAGGCATTAAAATCTACCCTGGAGACCCTAAATTCGGCATGCGAGGCGTTTTCTCTGGAAAATCAAGGTCTAAATACTATGACAATCGCACATTTGAAGATAAGTGTCCTCTACCATGTGGCAGAACATATGCACACGCCGAACTTGAGTCCATGTATGAATGGGTAGAAGAAGAAAGTGATACACGCAGCCGAGTGTTTAAGGGGATTCTAAAGTTTATTAAACAGGGCTTAGGGGTTCATCACCATGAGAGCAAAGATATGGATATCTTTTACGTATATGGTCATACCATGGTTCATGTTGATGGCGATGACCTAAAAGAAGATGACGATGCAGATGATGCTGCCACCGATGCTGCCACCGATGCTGCCACCGATGCTGCCACCGATGCTGCCACCGATGCTGCCACCGATGCTGACACCGATGAAGGTTTCGTTATTCCATATAAAGGACGCCCAGTTGAGGGCGAGCATATTCAAGCGTGGCTGAATACGCACCATGATTTAGCCCATAAAAAGCACATTCAGCAACAGCTTGATGCCCAAACTTCTACACTTGGATCACAGAAAGATGGATTTGCATTTGAGAGTGCATGTGATACTGGTGCGCTATCTGGAATGTTTGGTAGCGATACTAACGATTATTAAGAGAAGTTTTCCAAAGATATAGTAGGGCCAATTAGTGACGGCCAATTAGTGGCGGCCAATTAGTAATGACCATGATTAATCGGCTAAAATCATTAGCCAAAGGCATTTGCCAAATATTTTTTTTATAAAAAAATAAAATTATGCATTATAGAATATATTGTGATAATATCTTTTTTTTACTTTTTGAAAATGCACCCGCAATTTCAGTTAAATCCGATTTAAATATTTTGATAAAATCTATTTGACTTTGCTTATTATTATTATGTAGTGTAATAATGCGATCTAATAATAATGATATATGGTGATCATCAAAAACAATATATTTTTTTAGAAATGGCATTATTAATTTGAAATTTTCAACAATGTTATTATTATAATTATTATTAATAATTGAATATATCAGATTATAATTAGTTTTCATTGGCTTATCTAAACTACAAGTAATGATATCATTATAGTCAGCAAACATGTTTCCTGCCATAAATAAATTAAATTTACAATTTTGTAGAAACCAGTCAAATATAGAACTTGCATATTTAATTTTAACTGTTTTAGTATTTCTAATTGATTTCCAGACAAATAATAAATAAGAAGAAATTAAATCTAAATCATGCAGTTTATTAGTTCCTAATATGGCGGCGGTATCGGCCCCTAATATAGCAGCCCCTAATATAGTGGCGATATCGGTCCCTATAGTGACATTAGTTCTTCTGGAAATAAGTTTAGTAAATCCATTATAGCACTTATTATGAGATGTTCGAATTTTATAATTAATTGGCAATAGCTCATTAAATACGGTTCCATAATAAATATGAAATATACTATAGTCATAAAAACTATTTTGAATTTCTTTATTTCGTAATATTATACTCATATTTTCTTTATCATGCTCAAATTCATTTATAATAAGGCTTTGAATTAATGCAATAATTATTGTAGATACTGAACTATATAAGTCATCAATCATAAGATGCTTTTTAAGATAATATTCAATATTCTTCTCACTTCGATTATAATTGTATGTATCTGGATTATACCCGGAAAAATAAGCAGCTGATTTAACAACATTATATTTAAACTCACTATTTGTAATATTAAGTAATAATAGAGAGATATATAAAAGATTATTCTTTTTTGACATTTCTAAAGGGGGGGCCTCATCTTCTAAAGGGGGGGCCTCATCTTCTAAAAAATGCTCAGATATATATATATATGCATCATTTTCATCTTGAAATTTTGAAATGAAAATTTTTAATAATAAAGCGGCTTGTATAATATATTGAGAATACCATTGAACCAGTTTTTTAGAGTCATTATTCTGCTTATAGAAGGCATTTTTATACATAATGCTATAAAATAAATTAGTATGCATTTTAATTTTATTAGCTAATATAGAGATTGAATCAGCTGAAAGCATATGAGTACATTGGGCATATATTGGCTCTGATAGTATTAATTTTAGCCTATTAAATTCATTTAAGTCTGTCAAATTAATAGTTGATAACAATATGAAATTATAATTAGTTATTTGAGACAATAATAATGAAAACCAATGTATATTATAGTGATCAATATTTATGCTATTGAGTAATTGTATAAAGTGAGTGCGATTATTCATAAATAAATTAAGATGAGTTGACCATGGTTTAATATTACAAGTAGTAGGAATAGAATTCCCACCATTTCCATTATCATCATAATATTGGCTAGTAATGTTAAAATACATTTGCTTAAATGTACTAAAAGGCAATTTCATTAGGCCTAAACTATTATTATTAAATAGATCTATATGTAATGCCTTATATATAAATTTAAAATTTATGGTTGATTCACTGCCATTTGGATTTTTAGCTCCAATGCCAATAAGACCAACAAAATTATAACAATATGAAATATTTAATAAACTTGGCATATTGGCAACAATTCCCTTTAAAATCAATAGATGGCTACGGCTAATAGTATGTTTAATATATTGCACTAATAATCGGCTAATAATAATATTTACTAATTGTTTTGATGTTTGTATTAATGAATCTACAGAACACCAATCAAATAAGGGCAAAATGGATTCAAATATATGCTCAAAAGAAGACCCCGCACATAAAATACTCATTTTTAATACTTAATTAATTATATTCAAATATATATTCAAAAAAAAAAGAATAATATTTTTTAAATAGATGAGGCATCTCTAATTGGGGTTGATACTATCATGCTGTACTAAGGCCGTTAATCTCATCATAAGATAGCGTATTTTCGTATTTCTTATCACATAATAGAAGTTCTTGTACCTCATATGGAGATAACGAGAATACCGCAAAGCCTTTAAATGTAGCCACAATACACCTAAGCAAGATATCTACTGTTTTAAACGTATCATTACCATCAATATCTTCAATTGCTTGACTCTCAATGCTCGTACACTGATACACTGAAAATGCATGTAATTTCTGATTCCACCAAATGATAATCTGAACATGATCATTAAGATAAACAATTAGCCCAGTTAGAAGAGTACCTCCACCACTATATGCTAAATGCTTAGTCTTAAAAACATCCTCAATGTTAATTGCAGATATTCTTATTGATGGCAGTCCTTTATCCGAAAAAATCGATTCTAACTGAATCATCGCGGAATCTGGATTGACATCGTCTTCATGCGTTTGTGGGTTGTGTTGCATTTTTAATATGCTGAGATAATGACGTGTTTTTTATATAATAAAAACTATCAAATATTATACCCTTAAATTTACCTTAAATTTACCTTAAATTTGCCTTAAATTTGCCTTAAATTTGCATTATAAAATACTTTATTATATACCAAAAATTGGCATTTTAAATCTCCAAAATAAATATACAATTTTTTAAAAAAAAAATAAATTATGATTTTACAATCATTAGTAGAAATTTGCAGCCGTGGCACCATTAGCAGGTGCGGCAGCAGTTTGTGGCATCCTCGGATCCAGCAGTAGTGGCAGCAATGACAACAGAGGTGTCAACAGTAGTGTCAACAGTAGCGGCAGCGATTTCATCCTCGGAGCCAGTAGTTGCGGCAGCAATGACAACAGAGGTGTCAACAATAGTGGCAGCGATGTCATCCTCGGAGCCAAAGACTTCATCACTTCTACGGAGCCAGCCCTCATCACGAATTATAGTGAGGTCACCCTTCAACCATAAGCCATAATATATGGCACCCATTATATCATATGAGGTCAATTCATTGACCCGTTTGCATACAATAAGATGTGAATACCCCATATTATTATATTGCATGGTTTCCAGGACTAATACTGCTGGAGTGCCGCTAGATGGTATAGCAATGCTTGTAACAACGCTGATGCTATTAATACGATTTCTTGTGGGAATCCCATTCGCTGATATAATCAACTTCGTTTTCACGCCAATGATTCCGTACTCTAGTAGAGCATCGTAGGCATTTGCCATTAAGATGAGCAACCGAAACACATTAAATGTATGTGGATTGCTCCTAATCTCATCCGATAGCTGAGGCGATGCATTGCAGATAGAATCCACGATATCCTGAGAAGTAACATTTTTGTCTAAAAGAAGCGCGATTAAGTCCGCCGTTTCATCTATTAAGTACATCAGACCCATGCGTTCAAGTAGCTCCATAAATGTAGTGTATGATAATGCGCTGCCGACCCTTACAGCGCGGGTACTTTTATTATATTTTATATCAAGCGCAATTACTATGTCAAGTAAGCTAATTTTGACGGTTTCGCCGTTTTCGCCGTTTTCGTCGTTTTGGTTGTTTTTGTTGTTTTCGCCGTTTTGGTTGTTTTCGCCGTTTTGGTTGTTTTGATCAGCCATTTTAACAGTTACTGTAAGAGATTGTTTTTTATATAATAAAAACTATCAAATATTATACCCTTAAATTTACCTTAAATTTACTTTAAATTTACCTTAAATTTGTCTTAAAGTTGCCTTATAAAATATAAAAAATATAGATTATAACCACAGATTATAATTACATATTATAAAAAAAAAAGTCTTTTTTTGAAATAAGGAGGTAATAATTGGCACTTGCCACATTACAATTAAAACCCCCAAATATCATTATTAGACCAATACTTTTAAAAACATATTTTGTCCTTATTGGAACACCATAGGTCGGCTCTTCATTTCGGTTATGAAAAGCGTCATATCATGGCGTTCCGAAGAACAAGAATAATGTTTTAAAAGCATTGAGGGAGGTTACCCTTATTTTTTTAATTTCTCCAAGTGGAGAAGATAGGCATTGGTTCCATTGCAATAACTGGTTTGACACCAGCTGTATAATCTATCAGTTATACAAAGCGACTCAATATATATATTTCAGAAAGTTGTTGAGTCATCCAACTTTCATCGTTAAGGGGGCGGGTACGGCACAGGGGCTATTCTACTACAGGGCGGGCTATTCTACTAGAGCATAAGAGGGGCGGGCTATTCTACTAGAGGGGAGAGCTATTCTACTAGAGCACAAGAGGGGGCGGGTACGGCACAGGGGAGGTATATTTAGACACATTTGTTAGCATGATCAACAATCGCAGAAATTACACCATGGATACCATCTAAGCTAAAAGTGCTATCAGTAATATCCTCCGAGAACCTGTCCAAATGGCCTAATTTACTAAGTGTGCTAAGCTGAAAATGTGTGATAGTCTTAGTGACTGACCCCTTTATAAAACTGAGGACAACATCCGGCCCATTATTTTTATAAAATATGAGTCTGTTGGAGAATCGTGTATCATTGGCTACTTTAATAGCAGGATCTCTTCTTTTGGCGTAAGATTCAATTATCTCTTTAATATCAATTAGAGAAGCATTTGGAATCTTCTTAATAATTGCTATAGTAGTAAAATACTTTTCTGCTTCTATTGCGGCTTCCTCAGGTGGTTCTTCCGTGGCGGATTCAGGCATTGTCGAGGCGACAGCTTCAGTGGCTGTTGCGGATACTACTTCAGTTGCGGAGACTACTTCAGTTGTGGCAATGTTAGCAGGGATGGAGACTACTTCAGTTGTGGCTGCATTGGCGGATATATATTTATTAATTATATCTTCAGCCTCGCTATCTGAGTCGAAATCTGTATTAGTTATACTGCCATATTTCTCACGTAATAATTTCATTTCCTCTTTACTTCTTCTAAACATTTTGAGCGTTTAAGGTGTCTAAAGGCTTTTTTGCCTATTATATTTTTATCTATCAAATATTATACCCTTAAATTTGCTGTATAAAATACAAATAGTACAATTGAATATCTAATATATATATATATATAATATACCTAATAAAATGAATGATGAATTTTTTAAAATAATGAATATTCCTCCAATAAATGGGAAATATTATACGACAGAAGATGAGGCAAATGCATTTTTAGTATTATTGATATATTTTGTCCTATTAATACTAGGATTTTTTATGATCTGAGATAAAATATGTTAACTTAATGATCATCTTATAAAAATGTTATAAAATAATATATAATATAAAATTGAGTATTTTTTTTGATAATTGATAATTGCAAATAATATAATTGATTCAATAAAATATGTAATAAACAGAATTGCTCTTAAAGTACAAAAAATGGTAATTGGTGGAAAATCATCGCCGCAAAAAAATACAGCAGGTATTCTACGCGTTCTTATTTGCGACAAAAATAAAGTATCTGGTAGTAAAAATCCTATTTTTAGACGCCCTAGACAAACCTTGAAACATACTACGCTTAAAAGAAATTCTGCAATAAAGGACACCAATCGTATCAAAGGATTAACTGTCCTGAATGGCCAAGCAGTAACTCGCCATCAATATGATTTACTTATGAAGGCCGCTAAACGAGTACACTATGCAGATGTTGATAAATACAACCTCAGTGTGGATGACTCCGAGGAAGCGGAGTTTGACAAAGTCTATCCCGCAAAACCATGTATGTTTTCACCTGGAGACTATATTACGGCACATACTAGAAATAAAATGGGAAATGCATGTAGTGATTTAGGAGGTACCAAATGCGTCTTTATTATGGAAAATCAAGAAAAAGGAACTACAATTGTACTTCCATTAGATTCATATTATGTAACGGAAGTTGATTTGAGCGAGCTAGTTATTATGTACTCTCCGGCTGATCTATAAAATGCATACATTTCTCTTTTTTTATATTTGATTATTTATAATTGGTTAGAAAAATCACTACACTAATAACACTCAGAACACTCACGAACAATGTCAGAACTAGCGCCAGTAATAATGTCAGAACTAGTGTCGGTAATAATGACAGAAACAGAGCGCGCAATAATGCTAGAGCAAGCCCGTCATGTGGATTCATTACTAAACCCTCATGAAAAGATACCACTAGAACCCCAGACTTCGGTAATGGCTGGCATTGAAATATTCCCCATCGCATTTCCTGAATCTTTAGTTAGTGGCATTATTCAAGATGTTGTATCCAATAACAATGCATACCCCACTGAATTCATAGTAACACTTTCTACGCAATTGCTTCGGGTCTATCGGCAAAACCCAGCATTGGGTCAACCAGGCATTATGTACGCTTATGTGTTTCTGCATGCCGATTTTAATGAGGTTGTAGATAGTGAAATAAAGAGCCAAATCATGGCATTGGAGCCTCAATTACTTCGGTTACCAAGCTATGATAAATCGCGTATAATGGAGGATAATGCAGTGGATAACTAGATAGGCTGCTATATAAACCAACTAAATAATCCAACTAGATAAGCCAACTAGATAAGCCAACTATATAAAATACTAAGATAGACTAAATTAGTAAAATTTAAAGCCAATTTTAATCATTATTTTTTTTGATTAAATATACTGATTTTTATGCTGTTTAATAATTGATTGATAAAAATATATAGGAAAATCGTTTCAATCAGTATCAGAAGAACAAGAACAAAGATGGTAGCATATGGAACTATTTCAAAAGTGCATAAGAAAAGCGCCGCATATAAAGCAGCTAGGTTAACAAAAATTCCTGACGGGTCATCTTACTTTTTAATGGATACTCCTCACAACAGCCCTCGCAGTAGCCCTCGCAGTAGCCCTCGCAACAGTCCTCGCGGCAGTCCTCGCAACAGTCCTCGCAACAGTCCTCGCGGCAGTCCTCGCGGCAGTCCTCGCAATAGCCCTCGCGGCACTCCTCGCAATAGTCCTCGCAATAGTACTCGCAACCACCCTCGCGGCCCCTCTCTCTTATATTTAAGAAGAAATATTCATAAAGTTAAAGTTTCTATTAAGAAGAAAGAGAATGCGGCAAAGAAATTACGATTTGCAAGGGCAATAAATAATGAATGGCTTGGAATGCCCTCCACGATTAATGGTATAATAAATACCGGCGAGTATATTTATGAGCCATTTAGTCGCCCTGGGGCCTTAGAACCCGAGAATATTCCTGTGAGTAGAGAAGCCTCGCTTCAGTTTGATGCGCCAACAATATCTACTATTAATGCTGAAGATATCATTGAGGTACATGCTAGAAGTAATGATAATACCGCATGCAGCTCGAGTGGTGGCGCCAGGTTCAGGTTTCAAGAAAATGCGCCTGAAAGGAACATAATGATAGTTTCTGACTCAGCCGGACAGCGCGTTCTCCTTGACGCCTCACTGCTTGTTATTCGCAGGGCATAAGCGCAGCCTTCAAGTTTTTAAGGGATTTTTCAAGCTAAAAAAACCCTAACATACCGGAGTGTTTGCCTCCAGAGTTTTTATAAATACTATATATAAAATATTATTTATAAGACCCAAGAAAGAAATTGCACCCTTCTTTCTTGCGAAGTGCACCTTAATGCCGTATAAATTTGTAAATTTGTACATATTAATAATAAATTATACGGCATTTGTTATATTTGAACCCAATAAAAAATATAACCTCATCAATTCACAATTTAAAATTTTATTGTTACGATTCATTTTCATAGAGTCTAGTGCGTTTGTATATAGTAAGAACTGTTCTTATTGTAACGATAAAATACCACCACCGTCATTCCTTATCTTTTAGCACATTATAGGGAATTATATTCCCTTAGTGCTGGCTCTCCCCCAGAGCAAAAAAGATATCATCTTTTTTTTTTATAAAATCGCAGTTTTTTAAGCATTGAATAATTGAATATTAAAAATAATTAGACAAAATTATCAAGATGGGAAACACACATTCTATATATAGAGTTCCAGGAGTTAAAGTCTCTGGGGTTAAAGCTTCAGGAATTCAAGACTCAGGCATTTCCCATATAGAGAAAACATTACAATATAATAAAAGGACCGCCGCCAAAGAAAAGGAGCGTCTCATGTGTAACCCTACACCCAACATGGAGGAATTGGTGCAAATAAATTATATGCGAGACCAAATGGAACTATGCGAAAGGCTGCTCTCTGGAGAGTATAAGCTTATACAGATGATTAAGGACATCATGAAAACGGATAGCGCTTCTAAATATCAACAGCTCTTATCAGACCGAACATTATTACTTAATTCATACTGGACAAGAATATGCAAATGGGAAGAAATCAGCCCAGTGCCACCAGAAGTAGATTTGTCACTATTGGAGCTCGTATATGATTATGATGTAAAAATGCGCTCAGTATAAATCTCCAAAGGTGTAATACCAAAGGTGTAATACCAAAGGTGTAATACCAAAGGTGTAATACCAAAGGTGTAATACCAAAGGTGTAATACCAAAGGTGTAATACCAAAGGTGTAATACCAAAATTTACATAATTGAAAGTTAATATATTAATAGAAAAGCAGTATCATAATGGATAGTCCATCGTCATCGTCATCGTCATCGTCATCGCCATCGCCATCGTCAAGCAATGCAATTAGAAAAGCCCTTATTGGTATGGGATATCCCATTACACACATTGACAAGGTAATGGCTAGAAATCCCGAAACTACCGAATCTGCGGTTGGATGGTTATTCACTATAACTGATAGTGAGAGCAATGGCGCGTTTGGAGATCCTAGTATATGTGCAATTTGTTATGGCGAATCTGCCCCTAATGCAATACCATGCCATCCAGAGAATCGCTACTGCAGCGAATGCTTTTTTAAAATAAGAGCTTGTCCAGAATGCAGGAGAACCAATACACATACTGCATTTACAACACAAGATTTGTTGGCAAAAGGTATTGTAATACTAGAGCCATGTCCTTGTGGCGAGCTACTGGGAGAAGATGGAATCTGTAGTGCTGCCTCTTGCATATTTACGTGCCCATGCGGGTGTCGTACTTATCAAGATAACGGTACCTGCGCAGCCTGTGGTATTGTAAATGCCATCTTTGGCGGCTGATTGTGTTTTCTCAACAACACTGCATATCAGTGCTTGGCAATACTGCATATCAGTGCTTGGAGACACTTGCATATCAGTGCTTGGAGACACTTGCATATCAGTGCTTGGAGACACTTGCATATCAGTGCTTGGAGACACTTGCATATCAGTGCTTGGCCGGTGGCGCAGAAATTTATCATAGGATTAGCACGATATAATTAATACCCAGATAAGTAATATTCCCGATATATAAAATATCTTTTTTTATACTTGATCATATATTTGATAATACAATAAGAAACACAAATAATGCCAGTTGAAGATCTTAGACAAGAACTTGCAAGGCAATTGCTTAGTACTCCAAATAGACATGTGCGCATAATAAGCGATGATGCCGATATAATAGGGGATATGAGAAATGCGGGAGTAAACCAGGTTGCTAATGTTGTTGTATATGCCGCTGATAGTACTTATTTTAATCAGTTAAGCTGGCACTTATCTACAGCAGCGAATTATTCTACACATATAGTAGCAAATGGATGTTATTCTCCGGCCCCTAATAGCATAGAGATTGGAGTAATACAAATAAAATACCACTCAAACCTAGTTGGCGCCATTGATAGCGTCATATTTACTCTGATTACTGATGATGGCGCTCAAACGGAACCGTTTTCATTTGCTAGATAGAGCATATAGAGGCATATTTAGGCATATAGCTGTATAATACTCGTTTTTTTTTTGCTTTGGATATTTGATAACATAAAATATATTAGACAAAATCAACCCCAGTCAGTCGTATTCGTATTCAAGTTCAACCCTCATTCACGCAAACATGGCAATGTCTCAAATTTCCCCTCTTCTAGGCCTAGTTCTAGCAACTATGGTCAATTTTATGGCAGTCTTAATGGCGCCAAATCTACCGCCCGATGACGCTATTGATGCAGCAATATCATCGGCAGACCCGTCACTTGCAAACTTTACACAAGGTCAAGCCTTGGGCATCATTGCGATGATAAAGGCAGCCTGGCGAGTAATATTTGGTCGTAGGCCAGCTGTCGTACCAGTTGCAGGCGTTGCAGGCGTTGCAGGCGTTGCAGGCGTTGCAGGCGCTATGCCAGCTGTAGCAAACATAACCTTAGGTGAAGAAGAAACCACCGATTTGTTTACTGTGATCTATGAGCTTTTGGTGCCTCATTATGATAGGAACTTATTCCCATTACTGAATTTAGTTACTGCTACACTTAGTCGCCCACTGGATGTAATCACGAATGCACTTCATGCATTGCAAAATTCATGTGCAGACCCACATGGGCTGGATTTCTATGTCGCCAACCACATCTTACTGTATTTGCTTCGCCACTGTAGTGGAGCAAATCCGGATATGAACATGAGTGCAATTCTAGCAGAACTGCTCCCACTATTGCAGCCATTTATTGATGGGATGCGCGTAAGTGCTCGTATGCTGGCACACACCTTAACGGATATGTGCAATAGAATGGCATTAGTGGATGTAAACCCCGCAAACAACCGGTTTAATCAAGCATTCACTCCAACTGAAATTATAGTAGACATTTATGTTTACCTAGCTACCCTTGCAGGGCTAACCCAAGGTGAGACTCAATTATTTCTGGTAATGATGAACATGCGAGTTGGAAACATTGCTGATCTTAGAGAGCAAATTCGAGCCGCCTCAGCAAGATTATCAGAATGGAAGCAATTCCTCTTATTATTGTGGGCGCCGATTGTTGTAGATGCAACCTTACGTGGTGCGGCACTTGCAAGACAAGCTGAGTTTAACGCACGAGTCGCAGCTCTTGCTGCAGCTACAGTTGCTGAAGTTGCTGCTGGGATTGCAATCCCAGCAATTAATATTGGTATGAGCGATGATGATATACTTGCATTACTTACGCCAATAATCGGACTCGTACGAGCAATGGCATTTGTGGCTGCTAATCCTCGAGGACCTGTATGGGCCTTTTCCTTTTACTCTGTCCCCCACGGAGCTATTGGAATCCATTAGATTTGCAACTTGCTTTGTATCTTGCTTCGCCCTCTCCCCCCAATACATGTTTTTCGAAAGGTTTTCATTCAAAAACCTTCTAGCCCCGGGTGCGTTAGCTACCCCTGTCTTGGATAAATTTACATTAAAGATTCCTCATTACGAATCTATAATGTCAATAAAATCCCCAAAAAGACCCAGGACTTAATCAATCCTGCGAAACGAACCACTGAATACTTATGATATAAAACTAAAACAACTGTTATATATCATGAGTAGGTCACCCAATGTTCGAAAGAACAGGTTACACTCTTAAAGTAACCCCTATAGCAGGCCCTGTGCTATAGGTTAAAACACACACGGCATGAACGGCTCAGAGCGTTCAACCATCCTTTCTATATTTAAACTAATTTTACACGGTTATACCATATGAGACAATGTCATTGTTAGACATGAATCATAGTAATTTTAAGTTATTTTTAGAAAGAAGACCAAATCCAAACAAACTAACAAAATTCGGCATATATTATTACGATGCTGTCATCATGGGGATGACGCTCGTATAATTTTGGCGGATTTTAACACTACAACATACCACCCAACCACCACAATTAAAACTTAGATGAATCGGAAATAAGACGGCGATCCTAGATTTTAATTGTACCCAACCTATCACTCCTTATCTTATTTGCAAGGGGGTGATTCCCCCCGCTCTCTCTCACGAGATTACAACTCTCCCCCAAGAGTTTGAGCAGCAAAAAAAGATAACCTTTCTTTTTTTTTATAATAAATATAATATGTAAAAAATAGATAAGTCTAAACATTTATATTATGTATTTAATACGGAACTAAATATAAACTTTATACTACAATATGAGATATCTATAATATTTGAGGCTGAGTTTAAAAGCAGAAGAAAAGGGAAGAATATAAAAAAACCTAAGTTAATATGGTTATATAATAGAATAAAATCATACCCCAACTATCCTAGCAAATTTAGATAGTAAAATAGCATAAATGCACATTATAGAATATATAACATTATTCAATATGTCTTTTTTTGATTATTTTATAATGTCGCATATTTGATACTTAAAAATATATTAGACAAAACAGAAAGAAAGTCATAGCAGCCCTAGCAATATTAGCACCCCCCTAGCAGCAATGAGTCGTTCCCCCAGCGATGAGGGTTTTGGAGTTGATATCGTATTATATGATGAGAATATCTACAATAAAGACCCAGTTGACATGCTCGTATCAGACTCGCCTGAGCAATTTGTCCCTGAAGCCGATCGTATCCCGATTTCATCTTATGTTGTAAACCCAGATAAATCGTTTGTTGCCCACGTTATGGATGAGGCTACACTTATATGCTGGATTCAAACTGAGGGCGACCACCTTCTAGGATATCGAGGCCTTGACTTCTATATTAAGGAAAAAGGCCATCTTGAGCATAAGGCTATAGACTCAGCATGGATAAGTCATGCAAATGAACAATCTGCGTTAGATCATGCGAACGCATTAGCGGTTGCGTATGCAATAATTCCTTAAGAATTCTCAAATTCCCATATTTTCCTCATATTGTTTTACGCCGAGACAAATGAGATGTAATAGTAATCGGTATGACCTACTCTCAGAAGAGTAGGATTCCTTGTTATAGAATAAGATGCCTCATTATAATAGAAATGAGATGCATTTGCTTGGCCAGAGCAAATAATGTATGTTTATGTAAGGCACTGCGTCCAGCTGTATGTAGCAACGCATTTATTATATGTCATTTATTTTATATTTATTTTATGTATATTTCACCATATCAATTAAGACACCACAACAATAACCCCACCACCAGCTGCTATTTTGGCAAGAATTATTAGAAAAGCTACTATAAAAGTAACCTAGTAGTTAATCTTCGGCAATTTAGCATGCAGCCTCATTCCTATCTTTTTGGGAGTGACGACCCCAGCATACTCTCCCCAAGAGTGCGCGAAAAAAGATAACCTTTCTTTTTTTTGCCTATTTTATATTTGATAGTTTTAAATACTTATAAAAAAAATGGAGCAACCTAATCATTTTATCGAGTTTGCTGATGTATTTATGGCCAGTACTAAATATGTACCCACATGTATGTTAAAGGGCCGCCAGCAATATGAGGCCGCCGCCTTATTATTTGAAGAAGTCCAAAGGCTGAAAGAACAAGAAGAGCAGAAAGAGCCTAGGCCAATGAAATTAAAGTCACACCCAACAATATCGCATGCATTAGATCGGAGGGCGTGTTAGTGTCATACCATATTTGATAGTTTTAAATACTTATAAAAAGATGTCTGGTGTAGAACATGATGAAAGTGTCCACTTTTTAAGTGATAGAGAAACGGCAACAAGTTTTTCTGTAAAGACCCCAAAACGACCACACCATCAGCTTACGCCGAATTCCATACTAGTTGGGCGTGATAATGAAGATAAATGGGTCATATTCCATCATACCGACGATTTTAGTGATGCTGCTATAGATGCATCCATTGAAGCGCTTAAGGTGTATCTATCAAATAATACCGAAGATGCGGTTTTACCCGATTTACCTGGATTAACTGGATAATATCCAAATGTTAAAAAATAGTATTTTCCACTTGAAAAAAGAAAGAATATATGTTTTCTTTTTTCTTTATATTTATGTAAAATATTTTGAAAATATTCAATTGTGAATTTATTATGTTTTATTGACTTTGGTATAAAATATAATATTACTTTTTTTAGGCATAGTATTTAATATATTAATTTATTTTAACAAGATATCAATTAAGATTTGATTATTATTTACTATTTTTTGTTTTAGTTCACCATCATTATTTATTTTTTCTTCTTCTATAAGTTTTGTATATTCTTCTATAAAATTATTTATATTTATATTTGGAATGATTGCGGTTGGCAATATTGTGAAATAATTTAATATATATCTATAAATAGCAAGCTAGCCGCCGATTACGTATAGTTAGCGGTATTGACATATGGTGCACATGTTGGCATTATATTTGAGGGCATTAAAAAGCGCATAAAATTATTAACTATAGATATATGACTATAAATAGCAAGCTAGCCGCCGATTGCGTATAGTTCGGTGTATTGACATATGGCGCACATGTTGGCATTATATTTGAGGTCATTAAAAAGTGCATAAAAATCATTAACTATAAATATATGACTATAAATAGCAAGCTAGCCGCCGATTACGTATAGTGCATTGTATTGACATATGGTGCACATGTTGGCATTATATTTGAGGTCATTAAAAAGTGCATAAAATCATTAACTATAAATATATATGCACATCGCAAATTTGTTAATTTGTAAAAAACAAAAAAAATAATATAACAAATATGT